CAGCTATGAAGGCGATAATAAAAGCTGTGGCAGCTGTTAGTAGACAGGGGATCATTAGGGTACCAAACCAACCGACATAGAGACGGTTGTTTGTACTTGTAACCCAGTCACATAAGCTTTGCCAATTAGTATTTGGTTTAGTTAATGTGGCTGTTGACATTATTTCTTTTTAGATTTTGGTTTATTTTTGGCAGCTTTAATTGCAGCTGCTTTACCCTTTGGGGTATACGGATACTTCTTACCGTTAACGTAAGGCATAGTTATACTTGTAAATTAGAACGTTCAAGTTTACGTTGGACATCTGCACGTACTGCAGGATCTCTGTCATACTCAGGGTTATTCATATCACGTACGACTTCAGCCATACTACGATACACATCTCCTGAGTTATCAGATGCTTTACCTTGTACTAGACTGGAGTCACGTCCAACAGCATCTTCATACTGTCCCATCAATGCTTTAACTGCAAAGGTTACAGCTGCTTTGTTACCAGTCTCAATGACTTCATCAAAGTTATTAGCATCAGCCTCGGACATATTATCACTAGCCCATGTCATGAGCTGTTCATAACCATCCTTACCACCTGCTATATTGTGTACCTCTGCTATCTCAGCATCAGATAAGATAGGAGCTTCAGCTTGTTGTTGCATACCTGTCTGTTGACGTACACCTTCAAGGTATGAATCAACTAGGTTCTTACTTAAACCAGCTTGCTCTAACTTACCATACATATCATCACTAAGAGTACCATTGTTCTCTTGGAAATATGTATTCATTTCAAATGGGTCTATCTCAGCTTTTTGAAATGTATCTGATAGCTGTTCACCATAGACTTCCTTAGCTGTATCATAGTTGACAGAACCATCATCAGTATAGAACTGTAGTTCAGGTTCTTCAGTTGTTTCAGCTTGAGGTTCTTCTGTACTAGATTCACCTTGTTTCTTTTGTAGTTCAAGGTAAGCTTTCTCTAGTTCCTCAGCATTTTTATACTTACCAGCTAGTAGATTCTGCTGTTCAGTTATCAGCTTCTCACCTTGCTCTAGAGTTTCATTGTCTCTAGCCTCAGCTTCTGCTATAGCAACAGGATCATTAGCTGGATCATAAGTAATTGTTTCTGCCATTGGTTACTGTTGTGGTGGTGGTTGAGCGGCTCCGGCCAACGCAGGTGCAGCTTGTGCCATAGCATCCATCAGTTCAGGATTCTTAGAAGGATCCATCAATGGAGTACCAGCTAGCTGTCCAGCTTGGTCAGTTAATGATTGCATTTGTTGTGCTTGCATCTGTTCTTGTTGTTCTTGGTTACGTTCTTCCACACTCTTAACGAGATTAAGAACGTCAATACCTTGAGCAGCAGCAAGACGCTTAACAGCTTCATCAGGATTCAATAGACTTGCTAGGGCTTCTGGTCCCATTGTTTGTGCAATGGTTGTAATGAATTGGACTAGCGATTCTCTATCCTGTCCTCTACCTAGAGCATTAATACCTGCCACGATGGTAGGCTTAACTAAGTTCTTAGGTACAGTTGGTATCTGCTTACTCTGTTGTAGAGTATGCATCTTTCTATTCAAATATGGTATTAGGAACTCAACTGTAAGCAAACTGAAGAGACCTCCAAGCTGCTGTTCTAGTTCCATCTGTGTCATCTGTACTTCTTGTGCAGTAGTACGTTCTGACTGGCGTACGTTGAGTACGAGGAATGCTTCTGATAATCTTTTCTCTAGTACATTGACTAGCTCAAAGGCGGTACGGAAGTCAGCAGTTTTACCTACTTGAACCACACCTACATCATCAGGTCTTCCTTGTATGATAGCACCGTTACCAGCTTGGGCTAATGATGCTGGCTTAGTGACTGAGCTAGGAGACACAGTGAAAATAACTTTCGCTGCAGCTGCACTACCTTCAACCAATGCTTGCATCAAACCCTCTAGTGACTTGAGATCACCAAGGAACTCTTCTACTCTACCACGTCCATAGTCCTCACCATCTACCGTCACAAATCTTAACGGTAACCAAGGACTCTTATCTTTAGGAGCTTTACCATAGCTACCAGGTATCTCTTGGTCATGTGCCTCTTGGTACCAGATCCAACCTTTCTTAGTTAGTTTGATACAGGTGTACACATCAACGTCTTTACCATCAGTACTCTTGCTGTCATCAACAACAGTCTGAGGTATTTTAATACCAGTAGGTAGTAAATCTTTATTTACTTTTTCTTTTGTAACTATCTCAATAACATTACCGTTACCATCTCTCTCTACTACATACCTGTTCAGAGGGTACGTCTTCATACCCTCTTTGCCCATGTAAACTAGTGCGTTACCTGTGACAACTAGATGCTTAAGTGCTGAGAAGATCTGAACTCTATCAGTGGAGGCAGCAATGCTCTCCATAATCATTCGTTCTATCTTAGCAAAGCTTAAGTCTAATTCACTCTTAGCCTCTGCAGGTATCTCTACTCCTAACTTAGACTGATCTAATTGGAGTTTAAAGAAACTTGTAGAGGGAGGTAGCAACCCTAACATAAGTTTACTTGCTAGGGTGACTACACCTTTGGCACCTACTGACTGCCATGGAGTTTTGAACGGAGCGTAAGGGCTCAGCTCATCCTTCATGAGGACAGTAGGTATGGTTAGCTTAGCACAATCGTATGCAACATTCAGAAATTGTTCACGGCTGTTAGATAGTTTATCATATCTTTGGCGTGCTTTATTCATTAGTTACCACTCGCTACGTACCCTTTTTTACCTTTTTGAATTCCTGTCCTAGCTTTCGTACCAGCAATTGTACCTAATGTATTAACACCTTGCTCCGTAGTACCTGTTGCTAAACCAGTACCTTCAGCTTTTGTAGTAGCTAAACTAGTTGTACCTTCTCTGCTTGCTTCCTTAGCAACTTTCTTACCAGTTACTTTAGCTTTCTTTTTAGTTTGATCCTCCGTAACAGGAGCTGGTGTTGGTGTCTCTGGTAGAGGTGTTGGTGCCTCTTGTACAGGTTGAGGTGGTGGTGGAGCTACTGGTGGAGCTGGAGGTGGAGGTGGTGGAGGTGTTTGTCTACTTCCACCGAATAATCCTGAGCACATAATTAATCTTCCGGGTTGAGTCTGTGTTTTAATAGTCTTATTATATCTAACTGACCTGCCCGAAAGGCAATCTCTATCTGTGATAGATTGTGGTCAGGGAATTTATCCGGGAACGTCTCATCGAGTTCATCAAGGAGACGCTCCAGAGGTGCAAAGTCAAGCGTACTTGGGTAAGTTTGTGTTGGCATGTTCGAAAAAAGCAGGCATCCGACCGTTACGTGTGCTAGAAAGTTCAGGCGCTTTGCCTTCATACATTAAGCGATCACTAGTATCGGTCCAAAATTTTCTATCTAAATATTTGTCCTGAGTATTTCTACCTAGTGGTTCCATAACCCAGTTAATGGTGGCCTTCCTAAGTTTATCCAGAGATTTACTCCAAGATAAGCCCAGCTCACGACATACAATGCTATTAGTGGCCACGTGTACTTGTTCGTCTCTACTGATGTCGGCGCTGACAGTCCTAAGACCAGCATCGCCGTTAAAACGATTGAAGGGAAGAAGTACGAAAAAGATTGCTCGTTCAGCGACAAGGGCTTTCACTATAGTGTGGTCAGGGTGGGACATCCATGCATCCCGTAGCAGAAGTGCTTCTTTTTCTGCTTTTTCATCTACACCCAGGGCATTTGCTATATAACCGAGAGCGAGATCATGGTTTTCTTCGTCTTTTACGTTGGATTCGAGTAGCCTTCTAGCACTTTCGGGAACAGTCTTTTCAAGACCGTCCTGAATGAAGGTACCCACAGGTAGCTCCATATGACGTATTGCGAGAGCACGGTAGATGGCTTCCTCGCTTCCTTCACGGAGCTTTCCTGCTGTGGTTTGAACGGGTGACCACTTCCTTTTACGTTCAAAAAGTTTATCATAAGGTGTTTTCATTCTTGGCAATCACAGGTAAGGGGTTCTGATAAGATCCCTTCCAAGTAATTATTAACGTCAGTCTCATCTAATGCAGCATACGCATCGCTTTTGTCCTGCACGTCTCCCATTACTTGCAAAGAGTAATATAAGGAGGTCTGCGGTGATCGCAACCACTCTTCCACGAACGCATTGTCGTAGGTTACAACGTCACTCCATGAGTTAAAGCTGTATCCGTGAAGAAGTCCTGTGTTGCTGAGCATTATCATCAGTCCATCTGCTACACGCTTATATGCGTCCCAGCCAACTTCCGAGGCGATCTCAACTTCGCCATAGTTATAACTTTGTACACCAAAGGTACCGCTATCACGGTCTACTCCTCTGGCTATAGGTGGTGCGATTTCTGGTGTTGCGGTATAGCCGTCTAGATCTTGTGACCTATAAGAACAACTAGCTGTAGGAGCAATAGCGAAGGCTCTGACCATATCATGAGCCCTGGCCACCTCAGCAGCTTTTTCAATACCATCTTTTAAACTTAATGCAATTTCTCCGGCTTTACCTAACGGTGA